CGAGGATGAAGTTTACCACCTCTAAATGATCCACCTCTGATTAAATTATAACAATCTCTATCTTTAACCATTTCGTTTGTAACAAATTCATATTCATGATTTATGAGTTCTTCTCTGTTATCAAAAAAATTTAAAATTACCTTAATAAAATTATCACTACCATGAACATCAATTTCATTTAAAAGTCTTTCACCACTTCCCATGTAACCGTCATTCATGTTTTTTGTTGAATGAATTCCGTAGTAGTATCCAATCGAATCTGTTCTAATTATCTTATAAAAATAATGATATATATCATCTGATTTCTTTGATACTTTACTATAAATAGGTTTGCTGTCCATATCACTTTCCTGTTAGTGGATAGAGTGAGTGGGTGTTAACGCACCGCGACTCACTCACTCTTTCATTGTTGCATCTTCCACGCTTCTGATTTTGAACCTTTCTGAAAACGTGCAAGAGGTAAAAATAAACAAAGTTCCCATGATTGGGACGGAATCTCTACGAATTTTGATCTAACTTGATCCATTCTATATTCTTTAACAGCATGTTCAAAGTATTTGCTTTGTGCAAGTGTTGATATAACTTTCCATGAAATGTCAAGCTTTGTTGACTTAACAAACCTATCCCTACTTTTAAAACGCAAAAGCGCACGAAAAGCTGCCATTCTTAAAACAGGACTGAGGTAGTGAAAATTAATTCCAACAAAATTCTCAGAACCACTTTTTGTTCTATACACTCTGAATGGAATTATAAGCGGGTATCTATCCCACACTGGCAATGTGTCTTTATTTAAAGCTGAATATTCAAAAAACGCCATTTTTCCTAACGTTAGACCATCACTAAACAATTCTTGATCACGAAACATCCTAGCAGTTCTTACGCTACTAAAGTTCTTTGTAACACGTTTTCTAAACCAGTCCATACTCTTTTTAATGTTACGTCTTGACTTTGGGCCTTGGCTTTCAAAATACGATTTCTCAAGGTTTTGCAAAACCTTTAGATCAGTACCTGTTGTATTTTTATATTCTTTATTCTCTGCCATGATGTTCCTGTGGTGCGTTATAAATAACAGTATAGTCTAATTATCTATTTATGGTTTAAAATATGGCTTCGCTAAACGAATCAATAAAACATATAACAAAGCATGGTTTAGCTAGAACCAATAGGTTTAATGTTATCATAAGCTTGCCTGAAATTCTACAACAAAGTTTGAATTCTGAAAAGTCTGAGGATGATGAGGCTGGTAATTTTCTTCAACCTTTAATCGCTTCTGTTGGTATCAATTTGGTTAAGAGTTATCTGGGGTCTGGTACAGAAATTGTGCGTGGATTGGATATCATGTGTGAATCAGCACAATTTCCATCAAAGGCTTTGGCTGTGTCAGACACCAAGTACAATTCTGATTATTTCAGTGCGGCTCATGACATCACATACACACCTGTTGAATTTACATTTGTTGTGTCAAGAGATTTTTTGGAAAAGAATATTATTGACAAGTGGATGAATATGATCATTGATCCTAACACACATGAAATTTCTTACTTTAATACGTATGTGTCGCCTAGTATTGAAATTCAACAACTAAACGAACTGGATCAAGTAACACATAAGGTTATTATTAAAGACGCTTTCCCTGTTGACATAAGCACGATGCAGCTTTCCAATGAAAGCAATGACGAGTATCACAAAATCAGTGTTACTTTTGCTTACAGAAAGTGGACAACTGCTGAGGTCACACAACCGTCTGGTGTGGGTTCTCTTGCACAGACACCGCTAGGCCCATTCACTACACCTATACTTTCTAATCCAGCGGTACAGCGCGGTATAGATTTTGTAGAGACTCAATTTTTAGGTGGTGACAGTCTAGAGGGTGAAGCAGTGGATATATACAATATGGTTGATGATGTTGTGAAGAACACAACCGGTCAATCTACGAACAAATCAGCATCACTATTAAATGGCATTAAAGCCAACCTCGATTTAAACAATGTAATTAGCAGCGACCAAAAAGCTCAATTAATTGGTTTGATTGATGGAACACTGGACAAATTAGGATAAAAGTAAGATGGCATTACCTAAGATTAAACACTCGAAATACACACACCACTTGGTGGGTCTGAACAAAAAAGTTTCTTATCGCCCGTTCACAAACGCGGAACAAAAGATTCTGTTGCTGGCTAAACAAGAAGAAAAGAACACAAGTCGAATCCTTGAAGCTGTAATGCAGATTTTGCATAATTGTATTCTTGATGACATTGATATCGACAATCTTAGTTCGTTTGACATGGAAGATATATTCCTTAGAATTCGTGCCAAGTCTGTTGGTGAGATTATCAAGCCACGATTTAGCTACAAGTACACCGATGAAAAGGGTATTGAAAAAACAGATTTTGTTAATATCGAAATCAACATTGATGATATCAAAGTTGTGGTTGAAGAAAAAGTTGATGATAAAATAATTCTTGATAAAGAATCACAGCTTGGGGTTAAGCTTAGATATCCAACTTTGAAGATTATTCGTGAAATGAAAGACACCAATGACGACATTGAACTTATTTCAAAATGTATCGTGTGTGTGTTTGATGGAGAAAATGTGTACAACCGCGAAGATATTAGCGATGAAGAGATGATTGAGTTTGTTGATGATATTGATATGTTAAACATGAAAGCAATTAATAAATTCTTTTCAAGCATCCCGCGTATCGAACATAAGGTTGACGTTACACTTCCAAAGCTGGACAATAAGAAAGAAACCATTACGTTTAAAGGCATCAATGATTTTTTTATCTAATGGTTTGTCATGAGTCGGTTGAAAGCTATTATACAAACAACTTTAGTGTATTATTTCATCCAAACCACAACTTTAAAGTTTCTAACAATTTCACACTTGATGATCTTGAAAACATGTTACCTTATGAGAGAGAGATTTATCTTTCGATGGCACAAAATCTAATAAAAGAAATAGAGGCAGGGTAAAATGGCATCTCCCGCAAACAGTATAATAAAAGCACTTTCTCAAAAAACTCAGATGAAAAGAGCAATTGACTTGAGGGCTGCTGAGAATGACAATGACGTAAAAGCCATTATCAAAAAAATGGTTGAATCTGCCATTGTTGCTCAGACATCCAATAAACCAAGGCTGATGATGAGAAGCATTGAAGAGCTTAATCAGACTGTTAGGGATTTGGTAACTAGAAATATTAGTGTTAGCGAAAAAACCAAAAAGAACATGGTTAGAAAGCTGACAAATCTGAGCGACGATCTGACAAAAGAGCTTGAATCTGGTGGTGGTGCCTCTTCTGGTGGTGGGGGTGGAGGATTAGCAAACGTTCTTCCAAGCTTTGACAACATCACATCTGCTATTATGACTGCAAGCCCAATTCTTGGATATGGTGCTAGATTATTACAAACTGTTAGTGAAGGCGCAAGTAATAATAACGTAAGAAATGCTCAACGTTCACAACAAGAGCGTGATGGGCAAATAAGAGCAAATGATATTCTAGATGATGATGATGAAGATACTGTTTCTGGTGGCGGTGGTTCTGTTAGTAATTCTGAAAAATACTTAGAAAGTATATTAGATCAGCTTGTCACTCTTAATTCGATTTGGGGAGATGGAACAACCGAAACAAATAATAAGTTATCAGAACTTGTTAGAGTTGAAGAAGAGGTTAAAGAAGAGCAAAGACTTCTAAGAGAGCAAAACGAATTTGATAGTATAGAAGCACAAAGACGACAAGATGCTGGTGGAGAAAGAGGTGGATCACCTTCACCAACAGGCGACCCAGAATCAGATTCCATGCTGAATAGTATTCTTGGCGGTGGTATGGGTGGCGCTATCATGGCGGCTGTAACGGGCATAGCTGGCTTTTTCGGCCCTATCCTTGCCGCTAGTTCTAGTATTGCTGGCCTCGCTGCTAAGGTAGCTATAATCCCTGCTGTGATCTATGCAATCTATCAGTTTATTGAGGGGTTCTTTAACGCGGGAGAGATTTTAGGACTTGGTGAAAACGAGGTAACAATAAGCGACAGAATTGCAGCGGGTATAGGTTCTGTTGTCGATGGATTTTTGAGTATGATTAATTCCATTGTGTCTACAGTGATGGGTTGGTTTGGTATGGATATTGATTTCATGCCAGAGAATTCAAAACAAATAATTTCCAACAGTATAAAAGGAATGTTTGATTTTTTTAAAGGCATATTCAATGATGTGTTGTCATTGTTTGGCTTTGGCCCAGATCAAGAACAGTCTTTGTTAGATGGTGTAAAAGGAATTGCAAAAAGTGTTCTGAGTATTCCTTTGGCTTTGTTTAATATGGTGACTGGATTTTTTGGGATTGATGCAATTACGTTTGAAGATATTGGAAATAAAGTTACGGAAGATATTGAATACGTAATTTCAAAAGTTACTGGATTTGTTTCTAGTATATTTGATTCCATTGTTAAATTCTTTACAGATAATATACCATCTTTTGAAGGTGCGGGTGAATTTCTATCTTCTATAGGTGATAGTCTTGACTCTTTTATTGGTGGTATAAAAGATTTTGCTGGTGATACGGTTAAAAGCGGATTTAATTCTGTTAAATCGTTTCTTGGTTTTGGTGATGATGAGGAAGAAAAGGACATAAAAAAATTATCTATAGATCAAATAAAAAGTGGCAACTACACAGAAAAAGAAGTTGAAGATGAAAGCGGATTTAATTCTCTTAACTCGTTTCTTGGTTTTGGTGATGATGAGGAAGAAAAGGACATAAAAAAATTATCTATAGATCAAATAAAAAGTGGCAACTACACAGAAAAAGAAGTTGAAGATGAGTTTAAAAGACGAAAACAAAAAATATTTAAAGAAGGAATATATAGCGATTCAGGAAGCACTAAAACTGCTGAAACTTTCAGCATGACAAATAGAGGAATGAATTCTACAAAACAAAAACAACAACAATCATCTGCGGCTATCGTAAACGCGCCTTCTAGTACAAGTGT